GGTGTTGACAGAACTTTTTGAGCACGACTTGAGTGTTCCGCAAATCACTTACGATTCGACGTCAGAGACCGCCACCATTATCGGGCCAACACAGATCGATGTCCAGGCAGATTTTTACGGAGACAGCGCCGGGGACTACTGCAAGGCGGTAAAGCAGTCCATCAGAACTGGGTGGGGATTTGATCAATTTCCAGCAGGCATCAAGCCTCTTTATACCGACACGGGCCACCAAGCACCGTTGACAACTGGCGAACAGCAATACCTGAGACGCTGGACCTTAACGATATCAATGCAATACGATCCTCAATTGATAGTTTCTCAGCAGTTCTTTGACGTGGCAGTACCAAACGAACTTATTCCGGTAGATGTTATCTACCATTAAAAGCGAGGGGAAATAATGACAATTCCAGCCAATCAAATCGTCCAAGTCAACCCTGGCGTCATTTCGGGAGGTGGGAACCCGCTCTCGCTAAATGGCGTTATGGTAACTCAAAACGCTGCGCTTCCTTCCGGGTCGGTATGGGGTGCTGTAAGTGCTTCCTCAGTCGGTTCTTATTTCGGCATGGCCTCCGATGAGTATGCACTGGCACAGATCTACTTTCTCGGTTTCGACAACAGCACACAGAAACCGGGGACGCTTTTCTTTGCGCCGTATGCTGATGCTGATCGTGGCGCGTGGCTGCAATCTGGCTCACTGGCCAGCCTGACGCTGGCCGAGCTGAAGGCTCTATCCGGAACGTTGATTCTTACGGTAGACGGGACAGTATTCACTTCAAGCGCAATCGATCTTTCAGCCGCTACCAGTTTCAGCGATGCCGCCACGGCTATCACGGCCAGCTTCACCGGTACCAATCCTCCGACGTGCGCCTGGAATTCAGTCAACAGTACTTTCATGCTTTCAAGCGCAACCACCGGGACAAGTTCCACCATCACCGAATGCACCGGAACCCTGGCGACTGGGCTAAAACTCGGCACCACCGACGGCGCGATTCTGAGCCAGGGACAGGCAGCCGACACACCGGCGACGGCCATGGCCAACGTGGTGGCGAACACGCAGAACTGGTGCTCGTTCATGACGGTATTCGAGCCCCTGATTGCAGACAAGGAAAACTTTGCGATCTGGAACAACGCCCAGAACAATCGATATGCCTACATCTGCTGGGACACCGATGCTCAGGCAATCGTCAACGGTGCAACCGAGCCTTTCGGCGTCATCGCCAAAGCTGCCGAATACGTTGGCGTGTGCTGCGTCTACAACACGGTTGACCTCGCGGCCTTCGTTCTTGGCGCTATTGCATCGATCGATTTCAGCCGGACCAATGGTCGAATTACTGCAGCCTTCAAGAGCCAGTCGGGGTTGGGGTCTACCGTCACCGATGAGCAGATAGCGGCCAATCTTCTTGAGAACGGCTACAGTTTCTATGGATCATATGCAACCGCCAATGACAACTTTGTATTCTTCTACAACGGCCAACTGACCGGGAAGTGGATGTGGCTTGATACCTTCGTGGATCAAGTCTATCTCAACAGCCAATTCCAACTGGCCCTTATGGAACTTCTGACCAACGTGGGCTCTATTCCTTACAACGAGGACGGCTACAGCCTGGTACGGGCAGCCATGCAAGACCCGATTCAACAATTCCTCAACTTCGGAGGAATTCGCAGCGGCATCAATCTTTCGAATGCTCAGATTGCAGAAGTCAACAGCGCTGCCGGCAAGCTTGTCGCTCCTATCATTGAAAAGCAGGGTTATTACCTGCAAATCCTTGATCCGGGGGCTCAGGTAAGGACTAACCGTGGAACACCGGTTATCAATTTCTGGTGGACGGACGGGGGCGCAGTGCAAAGCATCACCGTGGCTTCCATCGACATACTATAAGGAGGTGACTCTTGTCTGATACCACCATCACCAGCGCAAACAGTATTTTCGTCTTGGTTGTTCCCGGGCTTTTCTCTGGCGTAAAGCTTCAGGGATATGCGGCGGATAAAGCCTTTGCCGCCGAAGCTATCGACCTGGCTGAAGTCCAGATGGGCGTGGACGGCCGCATGACTGGCGGCTATGTGCCGAACCCCACCCCGCAGAGCATCACCCTACAGGCGGATAGCCCGAGCAGAGACATTTTCTCCGCTCTAATCGCTGCCACCAAGCAAGCACGGGAAGTCTACTGGATTTCCGGAACGATCACGCTGCCGGCAACTGGAGAGACATTTTCACTTTCCCGGGGTCTCCTTACCAAGGGTCAGCAAATTCCGTCGGCAGAGAAAGTGCTACAGCCGGTAGAATATGAAATCACCTGGGAATCCATCGTCAGGTCGTTGATCTAAGGAGGCTTTGTGGCGCGAAAGACCGCAACATATGTTGTTCACGACGAAGGAAGAGACAAAGGGAAGACCTTTGTGCTGACAGAAATGGACGCCAGCCGTGCGGAAGGTTGGGCTATGCGAGCCATCCTGGCACTCATGCACGGCGGAGTGGATCTTCCTGAAGGGTTTGAGCAAATGGGTATGGCCGGCATGGCTGAGATCGGCATTCGGGCTCTTTCTGGTCTCCGATGGGAAGAAGCTAAGCCGCTCATGGATGAGATGTGGGAATGTGTGCAGATCCAGCCGGACCCGACCAAACCCATGATAGTCAGGAAGCTGGTCGAAGAAGATATCGAAGAGATTTCCACGCGCATCAAACTTCGGAAGGAGGTGTTTGATCTCCACGTGGATTTTTTAAAGGCCGTCGCCCCCTCAAGCTCGGAAGAATAGCGAGCGGCGGCAAACGTTTGGAGGAATACAGGAACGTTCCGAGAGTGATTGCGACACTTATCTCGGCGCGGATGGCAACGCTTCATGAGCTTGATACTGTCTATGGGATAGAGGACGCATACGACATGCTGGAAATTGTTTTAGTTGACAACTATAACGAATCCCTGATGAGGCGCGAATAATGTCAACGATCATTGACAGCCTGTTGGTTACGCTGAAACTCGACAACTCAGATTTCGAGAAGAAGCGCAAGAAGACCGATAAGGGTCTCGAACAAACACGCGCCGAGGCAGAAAAAACCGGCAAAGAATTCCACTCGACGGGAAAGAAGGGTGCGGAAGGATTCACGGCACTCAGCAAATCCGCCTTGAAGTTCTTCGCCCTGCTGGGGGGGGCCGTAGCCGTCAAGAACTTTGTGCGCGAGACCCTCTTGTCATCTTCCGCCCTCTACCGCCTATCCCGAAACTTGAACGAAAGTGCTGAGACAGTTTCCGCGTGGTCGAATGCAACAGAGATTGCCGGCGGCAGCGCATCGGGTCTTCAGGGAACTATGCTGATGCTCTCCAGGGCACAGACCGACTTGCGATTAACTGGACGGTCAGGACTCATTCCGTATTTCAGCATGCTCGGGATTTCTCTGGCTGGCGCCAACGGGAAAGCCCGCAAGACAAGCGATATATTGTTAGATCTTGCCGGAAGGTTTCACCAGATGTCGGCAGAAGGCCACCGACGCGAAGCCTTCAATGTCGGGGCAATGATGGGGATACCTCCCGGAGTCATGAACCTGCTTTTACGTGGGCGCAAGGCCATCGGGGATATGTTACGGCAGCAGAAACAGTTGGGAGCTGTAACCGATCATCAAGCAAAGATATGGGAACAGTTTAGAGAGAAGATTGTCAGGTTCAAGCAGGAGTTGAAGGGCCTCGGATATGAATTCCTTAGTTTTTTAAACGATAGTGTGGTACTTGGTATCAAGGACATGAAAGCGCTGGGGGGAATGTTTAAGTCTCTGGCCGATCAGTTCCCACACCTGGAGGCACTTTTTAAAGCCATGGGGAACACCATTAAAAACTTTGCGATGGGAGCCGTGGAAAATCTTTGGAAAGGCCTCAAGGAAGATGTCCGATGGCTACTGAAGCTCATGGGCGTCATGGGGAAATTCGCAGCAATCCCATTGCTAAATATGTTAGACCGGATGGCCGGAAATGCCGGATTCGGAAATAAAGACACGTCCGCCCCATTAGTCTTCCGTTTTCCCCGTGGCATCATGAACAACAACCCCGGCAATTTGAACTTTGCAGGCCAGAAAGGCGCACACAGTAGCGGACGATATGCCGCCTTCGGAAGCATGAAAGAAGGAGTAGCCGCGCTGGTCCGTCAAATTGGCCTTTATATCCATCGAGGAAAAGATACAATCCGAAAGATCATTACTACATATGCCCCTCCAGGAGAAAACAACACGGCAGCATACATCCGAGCAGTTTCGCAGTTTATGGGGGTTTCTCCAGACCAACCGCTAAGTATGGGTAACGCCAAGCAAATTGAGGCCCTCGTCAGGGCTATCTCCATCCATGAAAATGGAGGGAAGTACCTGAGTGACGACACGGTTAACGCCGGCTATCAGATGGCCGTTGGCGCCGGAGCCACGTCACGCTTCGGCGGGTCTTCGCCGGTCACGAACAACAACAGCAACCAGACGACCATCGGGACAGTCAACATCCAGACTCAGGCAAAAGACGCGAAAGGAATTCTTTCCGACATGAGCCACAGCATGGATTATCTCTATATCAGCAATGCAAACGGGGCGGTCTTCTAATGCCATTGATACCGTTCCCATACGTTCCAGCGCTTCCAGGTGTGCCCTATCTGTCTCGCCTTGTCGGCCAGGTCATACCGACTCCCGTTGCTGTTGCCGCCGGTGTCGTGGGGGCTCTTCTTGGTACGCTTACACAGTCACAGACACAGTGGGGGATCTATGACAGCCGGGGAAGGCCGATGGGTGGCACATCAGTGCAGCTTTTTGGTGGCCCGGTGCTCTCAACGAACGCCTTGGAGTTCCGTAAGGAGACAAGGGTCAGTGATTTCCCGGTGCAGAGTGGGGACTTTGCCACTTACAACAAGGTGCAGATGCCATCAACGCCCATGGTCACCTTGGCTCTTGCTGGAAGCGAATCGGACCGTGCCGGGTTCTTGGCCGAAGTAGACGCAGCTTGCAATTCTACCGATCTTTACAGCGTTGTTACGCCAGAGATAACATACATCAATCACACATTCGAGCGATACAATTATAGCCGGCGAAGTCGGCGAGGCGCTACGCTGTTAATCGTTGAAATCTACCTCAAGGAAGTTCGTCAGGTCTCGGCTCAATACTCGACTGGAACTGTGAATCCCCAAATCGGCACACCACAGACAACCAGCGCCACGCCGACAATTGATTCAGGAATCGTACAGACCCAGACGCCAACACAGCACGCGCAGGCTGGCGTTAATACGAAACTATCTATATTCTCGGGGAAGTGATGCAGCAAATCCCTTTGCAGGCGATACCAAACCAGATTGTTAAGGCGCCTCTCGGCAGCCAAAACACACAGATTGCGCTCTATCAGAAGAGCGAAGGACTTTTCTGTGACATCTATTCGGATGGCAGTGAAATTGTTACCGGTATCCTGGCGCTCGATGGCGTCCCGATTGTATGCCGGGAATATGCAGGGTTTTCCGGGCAGCTTCTTTTTGCAGATACACAAGGATCAAGCGACCCGGATTACACCGGTCTCGGTAGTCGATATCAATTGATCTATCTCACGGAGACGGAATATGCCGCTCTCGTTTGAGAATAAAAAGCAACTGCGCTTCGTGATCACACTGGCGACCGGGACGTTCGGGAGCGCCAACCAAAACCAGATCACACTTGAGGGCTATCGATCCATCGCGGATATCGATGGAGGTGGCGGAATGGTCATGGGGTCACTGCAAGCAAAGATATACGGCGTCTCTCAATCGGATATGAACAGTTGTGTAACACTTGTTTATCGGCCAAACAATATGTACCTGAAAAACACGGTCGAAGTGTACGCAATCGACGGTGATCAAGAGGCGCAGGTTTTCGAGGGTAATATTGTGAACGCTTGGGGAGTCTATTATGAAATGCCCGATGTGTATCTCATGATCCAGGCTCAGGCCGCGTATGCAGATAAGGTGAGTCCGGCAAGTCCTCGCAGCTACAAGGGGTCGGTGGATGCCGCAACAATCATCAAACAGATTTCCGGGAGCATGGGATACGCCTTCGAAAATAATGGCGTGAGTGTGCAGCTTCGAGACACTTATCTATACGGCAGTAATATTGATCAGCTTCAGCAGGTTGTGAGAGCCGCCGGGATTGACTACTACATCGGGCAAAGGACCGTGGCGATATGTCCAAAAAACACGCCAAGGAAAAGCCTCATCCCGCTCATATCAAAAGGCACCGGGCTTGTTGGTTACCCGACATTCGATGGCCCGGGAGTCAATTTTGTGTGCCTTTTCAATCCAGCGATAGCTTTTCTCGGACAAGTTAAGATTGAATCCGACATTCCGCAGGCAAACGGGTACTGGTCTGTAATGGGTGTTTTCCATCGACTTGAAGCACTTATCCCTGGAGGAGTCTGGCAATCAAGAATAAGAGGAGTACACGGTGGCCTCGCAGTCTCAAAATGAAATCCCGGGAGGCATGCTCGATTCCCATACGACATGGGGACCATATAACAATCTCATGTTCTCCGTTCGGCAAATGCTGGAGAAGGTTCAAACGGCTGCGCTCGTGAAGGTAATAAGTTGCACCAATGCTGGGGAAGTTTCTCCGGTTGGATTTGTGGACGTGCTTCCACTGGTGAATGCCGTAGACGGCTCCGGGAATTCGGTTCCTCACACGGATGTTCATAATCTTCCCTACCTTCGGATTCAGGGCGGCAGCAATGCTGTGATTATAGACCCGGAGCCGGGAGATATTGGGATTTGTGTCTTTGCATCGAGGGATATCTCGAAAGTGAAGGCAACCAAGGCACAAGCTAACCCGGGAAGCTGGCGCAGCTTTGACATGGCAGACGGCCTTTATCTTGGCGGGGTTCTTAATCAAGCACCTGCTCAATATATCGAGTTTTCTTCCAGCGGGATAGCCGTAAAATCTCCTACCGCAATCGATTTGAACGCGCCTTCAATTACGATGGAGGCATCGACGGTAACCGTAACGGCTTCGTCTTCGATCACGCTTTCGGCTCCCATAGTTACCATCGATGGCCAATTGGCCCAGGGCACCGGAGCAAATGGCGGGGGCGCCCATATGCTTGGGCCTCTCACGGTGGACAATGACGTGACGGCAGAGAGCACGAGCCTGCATACTCACACCCACTCAGACCCTCAAGGTTCAAATACGGGAGAGCCGAATTGACACGATACAACACTCTTTTGCTCGACCAACAAGCATGGGATCTGGTGCTTGACGCATCTGGAAACATTGCCATGGCAACCCCTCCCTATGCCGTGGCACAAGACGTGGCGAGTTCGATTCGGCTATTTCTTGGAGAGCTTTATTATGATACCGCTAAGGGGATTCCGTATTTCACGGAAGTCCTGGGACATCTTCCTCCCACTTCGTTGCTGGTGGGATACATCGAGCAAGCAGCACTTAATGTTCCAGGCGTGGTGTCGGCACAGTGCATTATAAGCGCCTTCACCGACCGGGCCGTTACCGGAACTGTGGAATCCATTGACGAACAAGGTCAGGCGAATGGCGTATCTTTTTAGGGGGTTCCATGGCAAGTAGTGTTCCGACAATCCAGTGGACTGCGGCAGGGGTCGTAATACCTTCGGAGTCTGACGTTCTTACCGGAGTACAGGAAGATATCGATGGAGCATTTGGAGGAGGGCTCAACCCAGCACTCGAAACTCCGCAAGGGCAGTTGGCAAGCTCCGAAGCGGCGGTGATCAGCGACAAGAACGCCGAGATTGCTTATATCTCCAATCAGGTAGATCCGCAGTATGCTCAAGACCGCTGGCAGGATGCCATAGGTCGTATTTACTTTTTGGAGCGCAAGCCGGCAACATCGACAAGCGTTCAGGCAACTGTGACAGGTGTCGCAGGGACCGTGATCACTGCTGGCACGTTCGCACAGGATTCAAACGGAAATACATATTCTTCCACAGGCGCTATTACTATCGGGAGCGGAGGGACGGCGACCGGGGAATTCCAAAACATCGTAACAGGGCCGATTCCGTGTGCCGCTGGAGCCTTGACGCAGGTCTATCAATCCATTCCCGGATGGGATGCGATCACAAACACATCAGCCGGAACGCTCGGGCAAGATGTAGAAAGTCGAGCTGATTTTGAATACCGGAGAAAAAACTCCGTCGCCCTAAACGGCCATGGATCGCTGAACTCAGTTTATGCAGCTGTTTTTGACGTGGCCAATGTTCTGGATGTCTACGCTACCCAAAATGTCACAAATTCATCCGTAAATGTTGGGTCTACGAGCTATTCTGTGGCTCCCCACTCTCTTTATGTGGCCGTGGTTGGAGGGGTTGACGCGGACATCGCAAATGCGATATGGATAAAAAAAGATATAGGGTGCGACATGAACGGAAGCACGACTGTAACTGTATACGACACTTCATACACGGACCCGCAGCCAGGATACTCGATTTCCTTCGAGCGCCCGACTTCCACCCCTGTGTTGTTCTCGGTGTCGGTTGTCAATAGCCCGGATCTTCCGTCAGATATCGATACGCTCATTAAAAATTCCATCATCGCACAATTCACCGGAACGAGTGGATCGGCAAGAGAGCGTATCGGAGGGACGGTCTATGCAAGCAAGTATTATGGCCCAGTAGCGCTGGCTTACAGTGGGCTATCTATCCTTTCGATTAAAGTAGGCACTTCAACTGCAAATCAAGACGATGTGGCCATGGGGATTGACCAGGCGCCGACGATAGACGCAGCAAACATTACGGTGACGCTCCTATGATCGATATTGAAAAAACCATAATCAGCCAGTACGCCAACAGCCCGACAATTGTTCAGCTTGTCCAGAACATGAACGATTACATCGACCCGCGCGCAGACATTGACAATTTCTATGATTTCGTGTGGAACGTGGACACGGCGCAAGGATTCGGGCTGGATATCTGGGGAAGAATTGTCGATGTTGGCCGGGCGGTGCAGATCCCGGGTGGTTACCCTTACATTCTGGAAGATTACGACTACCGCAAGCTGATCCTGGCAAAGGCCATGGCAAACATCTCGGTCACAACCTCGGCGGCTCTGAACCAGATTCTTACGAATTACTTTTCCGAACGAGGAAAGTGTTATGTGCTCGACACGGGTTCCATGACAATGACATATCGGTTTGAGTTCAGCCTCACTACTATCGAATATGCCATCGTACAGTATTCTGGGATATTACCAAGCCCTGCTGGAGTCCTTGTCAATTATGTGTTTGGAACGGCCCCATTCTTTGGATGGGATGCCGAAAACAGCTCAATCGCCGGGTGGGATGCCGGACATTGGACATAGGAGGATATTTTGGCCGGATCGAATAATTTCCTGCAATGGAACCCAAGTAAAAACAATCAAGAAGACGATAGCGCGTGGTCTGCCGATACGTTGCGCGTGAACGGGGCTCCGCCAAGCAGCGGTACGCTCTGTCCAAGTATCATGGACAACAAATTCCGCTATCAAGTGAGCACGTTTGTATCGGCATTCGGGCAAATGTTGTCGGCCAAAGGGTACACAGTATCAGACGCCGCGATTTCTTCGCTGGTGACTACTCTCTCAAATGTGTTGACCAATTACGACGCCGGTACTACCGCGACATCAGGCAAGGTGGCGAAGTGGGACACCAACGGCAGATTAAGCAGCCAACCAGGTGGATCAGGAAACCAGGCCATCGTCTGGTCTGACACTCACCCATTGCCGGTCGGCTTCAAAGTGCCCCAATGGGACGGTGTTGGAAGATTGAACAGCCAACCAGGTGGATCATCGTACAATCCCATCGTATGGTCTGACAGTGCGACATTGGCGACCGGTGGCAAAGTGCCCCAATGGGACGGTAATGGAAGATTGAACAGCCAACCAGGTGGATCATCGTACAATCCCATCGTCTGGTCCGACATCGACGGAGAGCCTACGCCCTCTGGCAAAGTGCCCATATTTGGCTTGGGGCAGACGCGGCACACTCTTACAACGTCAAGGTTTGCATCGGTGGTATATACGAATACCACTGGGAAACCGATAATGGTTATCATAATCCTGAACGTTGGGGGAGGGCAGTCGTCACTTTTCACAATTGGCCCGGCCTTTAATTATCCAATTGGAAATGTTGGAACGTCCACTACTCAGATCAACCATTCATACATCATATTGCCGAATGAGACATATGAACTGACGCTATCGGGAAGCAGTATCGCATCCTGGGTTGAAATAAGATAAGGAGATACCATGAAATACTTCAAATCGACAGACGGTCGGATTTTCGCGTACGAGGATGACGTTACACAGGCCCAGATTGATAAGCTCAATCCCGGGCTCACTGCAATTGACGCACCTCCCGCTCCGACGCTCGCCGATGCTAAAAAATCCAAAAACTCAGAGATCAATACGGACCGAGCATCCGCTCTGGTTGCAGGTATGACCTACGATGGCCACACATGGCAAACCGACCCTGACACCCGCGCGAATTTGAGCGGAGTCGTTGCCGGAGTAGCCGCCGGGTTGCCGTTGCCATCCGGGTTTTCCTGGCGGACTTCTGACAATGTGGATGTTCCGATGGATGCGGACGGGGTGAAAGCGTTCGGTGCGGCAATGCTGGCATGGGTGAACAGCATTTACCAGCATAGTTGGGATTTGAAAAATACGGTCGAAGCTGCTACTACTGCCGATGAAGTTACTGCGATAGTGTGGTAATCATGGATAAAATATCTTTTGGAGATTGGGCATCGGATCGAGTCGCGGCGGTAATGGGATCGTGGAAATTCCTGATCATTCAGAGTTGCTTTCTTTCCGTCTGGGTAACCACCAATCTTGTCGCATGGGTCCGGCATTGGGATGCTTACCCGTTCATCTTCCTGAATCTCTTGTTGAGTCTCCAAGCTGCTTATGCTGCGCCCATTTTACAGATGTGTAGCAATCGACAAGCGGCAAAAGATCGACACACTCTTGAAGTGGATTTGGGAAAAACGGTTGAGGTTTCCAAAGAATTCAAAATGCTCTGGGAAGCATTTCAGAAGCACGCCGAAGAGTGCCGAGAATGCAATTCAAAAGGGGAGATATAAAATGGCGAAATTCTGTGCATGCTCAGTGTGCGGACATCGACATCGGATATCTGATCTGGATGCACTTCGAGCCGAAAGTGAACTGCAATCGAGGATCGAAAGGCGGGCGTGCGAGATAATGGGGCGAGAGGATATCGGTCCCGTTCAGGCCATGAACCGAGCGAAAAAAGAAATGGAGAAGTAGAAATGAAAAAAGCTATTATTTTGCTATGTTGTATCACCATGGCCGGGTGCGCCGGGACTCTCGGTGGAGTGGCCATAGACTGGAAAGCGATCGCTCCGGATCAAAAGATCCTGGTTGAAGGACATTACCGCAGGGGTATGTTTTCTGGCCAGAACATAGGAGAAGCCACGCTGACGGTGGACAAGGCCACAGGGCTCCCAGTGTTCGTTCTGAAGGGGCAATCATCTCCTGAAAGCCAACTTCTC